CCAATCTTCGGAGAATGTCACAGGTAGCTAAATAGTTATCATTGACTCACTATCGGCGGTTGCCTAAACTAACTGGGTAATTCGGAACATCCGACCAAGGAGACCCAGAGACCGATGCCGCTTCTTCAGGCGACCGCCGAACTTCTCTCGCTCGAAACTCTTGAGCGTGGAGTTATCGAAGAGGTCATCAAAAAGGATGAACTCTTTGCGATGCTGCCGTTCACTAACGTCAACGGCAAGAGCTACACCTACAACCGCGAAAACACGATCGCCAACGGCGCGTTCCTCTCGGTCAACGAGAACGTCCCTGAACAGGCGTCCACCTTCACCCAGGTTACGACCACTCTGCGTATCCTGGCGGGTGACGTTGACGTGGACAAGTTCCTCATCGCCACCATGGAAGACCACAACGACCAAGTGGCGATCCAACTGGCGCAGAAGGCCAAGGGCCTCGGGATGCAGTTCAAGCAAGCGCTTGTGACGGGCGACTCGCTCGCGCAGCCGACCTGCTTCGACGGCATGGCGAAGCTGGTTGATCCCGCCCAGGTGATCGTCGCTGGCACCAATGGTGCGGCGCTGACCCTGAGTATGCTCGACCAACTGAAGGACCAAGTGATCCAAGGCCCTGACGCCTTCGTCATGCGCCGGGGCACCTTCCGGGCCTACAAGTCCCTCCTGCGCGCTGCCGGCGGGACCCAGCCTCCGATGATCATGCTGGAGAACTTCTCCGGCACGATGACGCCGACCCACGACGGCATCCCGATCCTCGTCTCCGACTACATCCCTGGCACCGACACCCAGGGGACCTCGAATGGCAACTGTTGCGCCATCTACGCGGTCCGCTTCAACGAAGTCGATGGCCTCCACGGGATCACCGGCGGCGGTCAAGGCGGCTTCCAAGTCGAGTCGATCGGCACCGTGCAGAACCGCGACGCCTTCCGCTACCGGCTGAAGTGGTATGTCAGCATGGTCCTGAAGTCGACGCTCTCCATGGCCTCGCTGGTGGGCATCACCAACGTCTAACGGCGTTGACAGTCATTAGTGACTGATCTAACAAGGGGCGGGCGAAAGCCCGCCCCTTTCGTTTTTGGAGATTTAATGCGCGTCAAGATCACTCAGCCTGGATGGCTTACCTACACTGGCGATCTGGGCACCGTTCAGTTCGAGAACGGCGTTTCCATGGCCCCTATGCCTCACCGCGAGGCGATGGCCCTGGGAGCCTACATTTCGGTCGTTGAAATCGATGAGAACGGCGAAGAGCTTGGCCCGGTGAGCCCCGGCCTCGACCAGGTGCGGGTGATGACCGTTGAAGCGGTTGTCGAAGCGCCGATCGTCAGGCTCTCCGACGTGCTCGCCCAGCAGAAGCTGCTGGATGAGGAAGAGCGCGCCAGGCTCGAAGCCGAAGGCGAGGTTCTGGATGCGCCGGAGCCCGCCCGTCACATCTACAATCAGGACGAACTTGAGGACATCGCCGCCGAAAAAGGCATCGTCGGCCTGCGCGAGATCGGTGATCCCCTTGGCGTGAAGGGCACTTCGATCCGGGGTCTGATCGCTGACATCCTGCTCAAGCAACCCAAGGCTTAAGGACAAGCCCCTTGGTCGCCCCTACGTCCTTCAGGGCTGGCGCAACCGTCCCGCTGACCATCCCTGTGCCCATGGTCGCGGGAGCCCTCATAGCCTCTCCTACGGTCTCCTATGAGGTCTTTGACGAGGTAGGCAACGTCGTCCAGGGTCCGACCACCATCAACCCTCCAGCGGCCTCGCAGACGACCATAGCGCTGCTCCTAAGCTCGACGGTCAACACGCTCGGAATGATTCCCGATCCCACCATCGTCACCGGGCCGCCCATCCCCGCGCCCAGGGGACTTCGGCAGATCGTTACGACCTTCGTTTCGACCGACGGCACCTTTGTCGACACCCAGTATTACGTTCTCAACGCCGCTGACCCGCTGGTCCGGATGGTGAACAGCTTCATCACCACCGCCGAGACCCATCTGACCCGCTACGAGCTACTCAACATGGACGGCTGGGATCAGTCGACCGAGGACGCCCAACTCGCCGCCCTGGCGACCGCCTATGAGCACATGCTCCAGCTTCGCTACCGGTTCCCGATTGGCGAGAACTTCCAGAGCCGGATCGTGGATTTCTACGGCATGAGCGTGGACAACGTGTTCGGCCGCATCTTCATGGTCCTCGCCGACATCGCCTACTACACCGACATCGACTTCCAGGGGTGGCCCGGCCAGTTCCAGAACGCGCTCAAGCGCGCCCAGATGGCGGAAGCGAACTTCCTGCTCAATGGCGATCCGATCATCGACAAGCGCAACTCAGGTGTGATCGCCGAAGCGATCGGCGAAGCCAAGATGAACTTCCGAACCGTCCCTGACGTGGTGACGCCGGTGTGCAAGGACGCGCTTCAGCACCTAAGAGGATTCCTCAATAGCTCGATCATCATTGGCAGGGGGTAAGCCGTGTTCATCCCCAATGCCACTTGCCAGTTTTATCAGCGCACCGGCAAACGCGACGTGTTCTCTAACCATTCCTACTATCCGGCTGTCGCGACGCCGTGTTCGGTCGTGACCCTCGACCTGAAAGTGACCAAGACTCCGCTGAGAGAAGGAGCTTCCGGAACGAGGGGCCGCGCGGAAGAAGAGGTCGGCCTGATCCGGCTGTTGTTCCTGCCGAACTGTCCGATCGCCGAGGGCGACCTGGTCCAGGTCGAAAACCAGATCGGGGAGGCTATCCGGCTCTTCCCGCGCCGTAACATCCTGGGGAAGATCGATCATATCCAGGTCGATTTCCGGAAAGGGGCTCTCCCGCAATGAGCGGCGTAGACGCCTCTGAGGAAGGCATCATCTGGGAAGGACTCACCCCGGAGGACTTCATCGAAGAACTTCAGGAGTCCACGGCTCTCACCAGGCGCGAGGCGAAGAAGGTCATGCGCGAGGGCGCGAAGGAGATCATGGAGGCTTCCCGCCAGATGTGCCCGGTGGACCTCCATAACCTCGAAGAGGCCCATCATATCGAGGAAATCCGATCTTCCAGGGACAATCTGGAACTCGAAATCGACGTGGGCGGCTTCGTCGGCGGGCGCAACGTCGATGACTACGCCATGGTCATGCACGAGAGCACCTACAAGCTTGGACCAGGCTCACAGGCAAAGGACGCCAGCAACCCTCCGGACCGCCCCGTCGGCCCGCAGTTTCTGAGCCGCGCGGTCGACCTATTCGAAGAAAAACTGGTGGAGGCCATCTCCCAGACTCTGGTCCCGGAGAAATAGGCCGATGTGGATCGTTGACGTTGTGAACTACCTCAGAAGCGCCGACATCCCAGGCGTGGGCGATAACGTCTTCGCCTTCACCATGACTGCCGATGAACCGGGCGTAATGGTGGCTTCGCGAAGCGACGGCCTGAAAACCGATCGCGACATTCCCAACTTCTACAAGGGGGTGATGCAAATCATCGCCCGCGCCCACACGATGCAGGACTCGGTGACGCAGGCCCAGGCCGTGAGCGATCTCCTTTCGTCCTTTCAGAAGCGCATGGAAGGCAACGATACCGGCCTCGATCTAGGCACCGTCAACTTCTCGTATATCTACCCAAGCCACCTTCCGATTACATTTCCGCGCTCTGATGGTGACTTTTACGAGTCTAGCGTCAATTTTGATGTTTGCTTCGCGACGCCTAACAGCTAAAATAGACAGCCTCATTGAGATAGAAGGACGCCCTTTCTAATGCCCTATACGGCAACTAACATCCAGAACGTCAAACTTGGCGCTTGCAGCGTGAGCTATGGCGGTGTGGACCTGGGTCTGACCAAGGGCGGTGTCGCCGTCACTCTCTCGACGCAGAACAAGCCGATCAACGTCGACCAGTTCGGTCAGACGGTGATCAACGACTACATCATGGGCCGCTCTGGGACCGTGAAGGTGCCGATGGCCGAAACCGACATCAACAAGCTGGTCGCGGTCATTCCTGGCGCGAGCATCGTGATCGACAAGAACGTCGGCACCAAGCAGAAGCTGGTGATCCCCACCTCCGTCGGCCAGTCGCTCTACGCCACCGCCCTGCCGCTTATTCTCCACCCGACCGCCAACGCCGGCACCAACCTCGCCGAGGACGTGACCGTCCCGCTTGCCGCGCCTACCGGCAACGTCACCTTCGACTTCCAAGAGCAGAATGAGCGCGTGTTCATGGTCGAGTTCACCATGTATCCCGACGCCACCACCGGCCTTCTCTGCACCATCGGTGATCCGAGCGCTTCCGCTACCTAATAAGTAGCGAGAACTGATTGACAACGTTGGCGGGCGGGTTTACTTGATCCGCCTGCCAACGCTCAGCGCCTTGGGATCACGCCCAAGGTCTAATTTGTCAAAGAGGAACCATGACGAAAATTCTCAATCTCGACACCATCGAGACGCCTGAAAAAGTGCTTCACTTCCACGGCGTCGACCACAAGTTCCAACCCTTCACCGTCGAGCAGTTCATCACCGAGATGAAGCGCGCCGAAGAGCGCGACAAGGATGGCGCGAAGATCGAGACTTCCGAGGCCGTCACGATGATGGTCGCCATGATCAAGCGGTCCTTCCCCACCGTCGAGGAAGCCGACCTCGCCGTGCTGCCGCTCGATCGGCTGAAGGTGATCAGCGACTTTGTGAACGACGTGAACGAAGAAGAGGGCGTCCAGGCGGTCGAAGCTTCAAAGCCTGAAGACACCGGCGAAGCAAAAAACTAACCGGGGAGATCGACTTAAGGGCTATCGATTTCCCATACTTCATCGCCCGCGTGATGCGGTTCTACAGCCTTCCTTGGCGGGCTGTTATGGAGCTTCCCCTTCGGGTCTTTTGGAGTCTGAACGCCCAGGTTAACCGCCTGCGGGCCGAGGAGAATCTGGAAAGTCTCGACGTTAACCTGATGGCTAACCACGGCGACTCCGAAGGCATCACCGGGTTCCGATCTTCGCTCAGAGAAGCGATGGGAACGACTGTCGACGCCCGCGAGATACCCACGATTGAGACCCACCGCCAGGGTCTCCGCGATCTGATGAAGTTCAACGACGAAACCCTCGGGACGAGCAGCGCCTGATGGCCGTCCGCACGCTTAGCGCCACCCTAAACCTCGACACCGGCGTCTTCACCCAGAAGATGGCGATGGCGGCTCGTGACGTTGAGGCGTTCACGAAGTCCCTGAAGAACAACTTCACCGTCGTCGGCGATGTGAAGAAGGCGCTCACCGATGCGGCCCAGGGCGGCCAGCAGTTCATCTCCGTCCAGCGGACCCTCATGTCCGAGGTCGACAAGTCGGCTGCGGCGCAACAGAAGTTCCTGGATTCACTCAAGCGCACGTCCGACACGATCGGCAAATCCCAGGGCGACCTACTGCGCTACGAGGCCGCCCAGCGCGGTGTCGGCAAGGCGGCCGAGGGCCTGATCGCCCAGATCGAGGAGAAAAACGCCGCCCTCAAAGCCGGGCAGGTCGAAGAGCGCCAGGCTATTCAGCTAGCGGAGCGCATGGCCGTCGCCGAGCGCGAGCGGGGCCTGGCGGCCGAAGCGTTCGTGACCAAGATGCGCCAGGAAATCCTGGTGATGAAGCAGGGCGAGGATGCGCTTCTTCGCTACAACGCCGCCCAACTGGGTGTTAATCCCGAAGTCCTCGAACGCGAGATCGTCGCCCGCCGGCAACTGATCGAGGAGACCAAACAAGCCGAAATCATGTCGCGCAACCAGGTCGCCCTTCAGGAAGACCTGGCGAAGGCCGAGCGCGACAAGACCCTGGCGACCGACGCCTTCATCAACAAGATGCGCGAAGAGATCATGTTGATGAAGGAGGGCGAGGACGCCGCTCTTCGCTACCGGGCCGTCAACGCCGGTGTCGCCCCCGATGTGGCCGATCGCGAGATCGCCGCCCGTCGAGCCGTGATCGTCGAAACCCAGGCCGCCGCGAAGGCGGCCCAGGAACTAGCCAACGCCGAGCGGCTCGCCGAACTGGAAAACAATAGCCTAGCCACGTCCTTCGACAAGGTCGGCACTCACGCCCGCTCCAGCGGTCGCGCGATCTACGAGATGAACGTGCTGGTCCACGAGTTCGGCTCCGGTCGGATCAGACAGGCGATCTCGTCCTTCTCGATCCTCTTGCAGCAGATCGGCATCGCGGGCGGCGCGGTCCTGGGGCTCACGCTCTCGCTGGGCATCCTCTACGGCCTCTCGCGGCCCCTGGAGGAAGCCGCCAAGAACATGCTGAAGCTGAAGAATAGCGCCGCCCAATTGGGCGTCAGCGTCGGCTTCCTGCAAATGCTGAACACCGCCTCACAGCAGTTGGGGGTCAGCACCGAAAAGCTGTTGAACGGCTTTGGTCGCATGGACCAATCCTTCGCCCGCGCCCGCGCCGGGGCGAAGCAACAGGTCGACGCCTACAAGGCGCTCGGGATCAGCCTCAAGGAAAACTACACTAACGAGCAGCTTTTCCAGAAGGTGCTCCAGGGATGGTCGAAGCTCGGTGACGGCCCCCGCAAAGTGACCGTGGCGATGGAGCTTATGGGCCGCGCCGGCAAGGACAACATCGCGGTCCTAGACCAACTCGCCTCGCACATGAAGCAGATCAACGCCGACGATCTGAAATACGGCTTGATCAATCCCGCCGCCGTCGAGCAGGGGGCCGACATCGCCCGTGAGTTCGATCAAATGAAGCTGGCGGCCCAGGGCTTCGGCCTTGCGCTTCTTAACGTTATCGGCCCCGCCCTGACGAAGTTCCTGACAGGAATGACTGAAGGCACCGCGAAGATGACGGCCTTCCTTGGTCAGAAGAGCACCATAGACGGCTTCAACCAGGCGATGCACACCTTGGGCGAAGGGATGAGTTTTGTGAGCGGGGCTATTTCCGCCCTGGTGAAAAATCTGGTCCCCCTAGGCGTAGCCCTGGCAATTCTCAATCGCGAAGCGCTAGCCAGCGCGGGTCTTAAGTTGCTCGGAACTAGCCTCGCAGCCGTTGAAGGGGAGATCGCTCAATTCAAGATCGCTGTAGCCGAGCTTGGAGTAGCGGAAGCCGTAGTTGGGACTACAACTTCCGGATTGGCCGCCTCTTTCCGGGGGCTTCTATCGGCTCTTGGAGGGCCTATAGGGATTGCGATCATCGGTGTCGCTGCGGCATGGAGCTTCTTCAGCAGGTCCGAGAACGCGGCAAAAACTGCTACTGAGAGTTTCCGGAATACCCAACAAAACGCGCTCGGCGCTCTCGATAGCGCACAGGCTTTTGTCGAGAAATATCATCTCAAGAATGTTCAGCTTACGAAGTCACTGAATGACGTAACCGGAGCCGGGCACGAAGCTACAGGAGCCGCGAAGGGGACCGGGAGCGCCAACAGCGAAGCGGCGAAGGAGGCGCTCGCTCGGGCGGCTGCCGAGAGGGCTTTGACGGACGCTTTGCTTCTTCAGGCGTCCGCACAAGCTAGAAAGGATGCCTCGACGGCGCAGGGGTGGGCCAACGTAAACCGCGTCGCCTCGAATATCTTTGGTGCTAAAATCCTTGGCATAGGACCAGTGAAAGGGTCCGCTGCCGACAAGAGCGCGCGCCTCTTTTCCCAGAGGGCCTCAACTTTTCAGCAGGGCGCGGACGCCGGCAACAAGGCTGCCGACGCGCTCGATGCTGAACGGAAAAACATGGATGCCCAGGCCCAGGCCATCAGCGCCAAGGTCGCCATCGCCGCCCAAGGTCCGCCGGCCACCACGCTCGGCGACCCAACGCGGGGCGGCAAGAACGGCAAGGGCAAGAAAACCCCCGCCGACGAGCTTCAGAAGAAGATCGACGAAGCCAACGCCAAATCCTCCGCGCTTGAGAAGCTCGGAATGGCGGGCGTCTTCGACGACCCGGTAGCGAAGGCGAGGGCCGACGCGCAGGCCGAGATCGACTCCGGCGGGGACGCCTCAAAGCTGAAGCCCGGTGAAGCCGCGAGCTTCGTTGACGCCAAAGGTCACGAGGCGGGAGTCAAAGCCGCCACCGACAAGCTGAACGCGATCGCCAGCGCAGCAAAGAAGGCGGCCGAGAGCACCCGCGCGAGTTGGGACGAGTTCGCCGCCGGCCCCGACAAGGCCGAAGCGCCGATAATCAAGCTCACCCGCGCCATGGACGAGCAGATTGCCGACATCACCAAACTCGACCCCAAGCTTCGCACAGCCGCCCAGGTGCAAGCCAATCTCAACATCCAAAATCAGACCGCCGCTGAGATCGCCAAGAATGCGGTCGCGGCGCAACAGAAGCTTGTCGATATTCAGAACGAGCTTGACACCCTTCACTCTAAGAGCCCCGAGGCGCGACAGTTCATTAAAGAAACGCAGCCTATGATAGACCAGATCGGTCTAGCCAAGAGCCAGGCGACTTCTCCGGGCGCGACCGATCAGCAACGCGCCGATGCCGTGAAAGCGGTTGACTCAGACACGAACGTCTTGATGTCGAAGGCCGACCTTTTCTGGCAAAAGAACGACTTAGCCGCCACTAAAGAAATCGAGAATGTAGCCAAGTTCTACATGACGAAGAAGGAAAAGGCTGAAGTAGACTACACAGATGAATTACAGCGAATTAAGGAGGTCACGGACGCATATCTGAAACAGACCGGAGACATAACTAAAGCTAACAAGCTTATGAACGACCTGATGATGGCCGCTAACGACAAACGTGCCCAAGCGGAAATGACGGGTCTCCAGGAGGAAATGCACCAGTGGAGCGATTACACTGGCAACATGCAAGCCAACTCCAAAAAGTGGGCCGACGATTTCGTTAAAGACCTCGAAGACGGCAAGCTGACATTCAAAAACTTTGGGAACGAAATCCTCCGGGATTGGCTTGATACGACGCTCAAAGCAAAGATTGCGCCGATAATGAACGCCGGCATGAATGGGCTCACGAACCTCCTCGGGGGTATCGGGCACAGTGTCTTAGGGTTGCCATTTAGCAAGACTTCCCTGACCGCCGATCCCGCTGCATCCGCACAGCAGCAGGCCGCCTCAACTCAGGTCCAGGCCGCCCAGATGCAGCTTCAGGCCGCAAGCAGAATGTCCAGCGGCGCTGGTGGAGGCGCTGGTGGGGGAGGCGGCGGCCTCGGAGGCATGTTGGGCTCGCTCCTTGGCCTTGGCGGTGGCGGTGGCGGTGCTGATCTCACGTCGGCCGCCAACAACATGATGATGCTCCCCGAAGGCTTCAATCTGGCGTCGCTGATTCCAATTATGCACACTGGCGGGATTGTTGGCTCCGAAGGCTCCGCAGAGCGGCGCAGCCTGGCGGCCTTCGTCGGGAACATCCCCAGATACCACACCGGGGGCTACGCTGGCCTCCAGCCCGGCGAAGTGCCTGCCATTCTCCAGAAAGGGGAGGGCGTCTTCACCAAGGGCCAGATGAACGCGCTCGGCGCGCACAAACAGGCACCCAACGTCCAGGTCAACGTCATCAACGAATCCGGGATGCCCATGGGGGCCGAAGAAGGAACGTCGCACTTCGACGGGGAGAAGTTCATCCTCGATGTGGTCACAGATCACATTAATAAGCGCGGCCCCTTGCGTACTGCCCTACAAGGGCCGTATAGGTAGTCAAAGATGGCTGCTTACCCAACAACGATAACATTTCTCGACGCAGCTTCGTTCGTCGCGTCGACCGAAGACCCCTCGATCCCGCCTTCGGACATGGCGGGCGGCTACTCGATCTCCAGGCCACGGTTCACCCGAACGCCCCGCCGGTCCTGGTCCTTCAAGTATGTGGACATGAGTGACGCCAGCAAAGCCACTTTCGAGGCTTTCTGGCAGTCGGTCTATGGCGGGGCGAACGCCTTCACTTGGACGGTTCCTCCTACCGGAGAGATCGTCAACGTCCGGTTCGACAAGACGAAATGCTCCTTCAGACGCATCGGCTTTGGTCCGATCAACATCTGGGAGAGCGAAACAATCACATTGATGGAAGTGTAATATGGCAAAAGGCAATACCTTCACCAACTCCCTGTTGAAGCTGATTTTCAACGGCACCACGGTCGCGAACCTCGCTGAAAACGCGAGTTCCGCGCCCTTGGCGAACCTCTACATCGCCCTGCACACCGCCGACCCGACGGCCAGCGGAATTCAGACCTCCAACGAGATCGGCTACACCGGCTATGGCCGTGTCGCAGTCGCGAGAACCTCTGCGGGGTTCACGGTCAGCGGCGACGTGGTGAACTTCGCTGCCGCCGTCAACTTTCCGGCAGGCACCGGCGGTGCGGGCACAGCGACCTATTTCTCGATCGGAACGGCCCAAACCGGCACCGGAGAAATCCTCTATTCCGGACCCATCAGCCCGACGATCACCTGCGGCAACGGCGTCACGCCCCAACTGACTTCAGCCTCGACCATTACCGAAAGCTGACGCTTTCTAGCAAAGCGCCATGAGCACCCCGGTTACTCTTGGCACCGCCACCCAGGCCGGCGGCGTCGCAACAACTCTCAGCATCACGACCGGCCAGGATACGCCGGCCGGGACGCTGGTTTTTGCCGTGGCCGGGGTTCACTCCGGCGCGACGGGCATCAGTTCGTTCACCGATAGCGCCGGGAACACCTACACCCAGGGAAATCTCGCCGGCACAGTAACGCCGAAAATGTGCGCGTTCTGGTGCCTTCTCACCAGCGACTTGCCGTCGGGCGGGACGGCGACGGTCACGTTCTCCAGCACGACTGGCATCCAATATCTGATTGTCTGTTCCGTCGCCGGGGTCAGTTCGGGCACCCCCGATGTCAACGGCACCGGCGCAGGAACCACGACCCCCTCGACCACGCCGAGCTATGGCCCGACGCCCACGCTGGCCCAGCCCAGTGAGATCGCCTTTGGCTTCGTCGACATCCTCAACGGCGCTTCGAAAACAGTCACTGAAGCTACCGGCTTCAACACACTCGCCGAACAAGCCAACACCGGCAACGACCTTCTCCATCTCGCCTACCAGGTCACGACTTCCACCGCCGCGCTCACCTACAATCCAACCCTCTCCAGCGGTGGCGACTGGAACGCCAATATCGTCACCTTTCCGCTTTCCAGCGGCTCGACCGCCAGCGGCGCGGGAGCGGCCACCGGATCGGCCACGGGAGCGGGAACAGGCGCGGCGACCGATGCGTCCACCGCCGCCGCCACCGGATCAGCTTCGGTCAGCGGCACGGGAGCGTCTAACTCCGGACACAGCGGCGCGGGCACCGCGACCGGAAGCTCTACGACCAACGTCATATCTGGTGGCACCGCACAGGCCGTAGGAACGGTCGTGGCGGGCGGTTCGGCCGTAGGCAGGCCACCTAACCAGGGCGGCAGCATGGCCCGCCTGCGCCACGTCTCGGTCGCTACGGCCATAGAGAAGAACCGGGTGGCCTCGGACAAGGCGTTCATCCTTTTGATCTCCTTCGTCGTCACCGATGCCCTGAACAATTACGTCGAGACCGTCTATCTGGCGCAGAACTCGGAAAACTACGTTTGGCAGGGCAACACCTACATCGCCTCGAACTTCAAGATCGACATCAAGTCGAGCGCCGATAGCGAGCCGGAACTACGGATCGATGCGTCTGACCCCTCGGGATTCATTCGCGAACGCATGGCGGCCTACGGGGGCGGCATCGGGTTTGCGACCACGGTGACGGTGGTCAACACCGGCAACCCCAACCAACCGGCCGAAATCCAGGAAATCTTCGAGATCGTCGGCGCATCCCAGAACGGCTTCAATGTCAGCTTCACCCTGGGCGTCGACAACCCCCTGCGCGACAGGTTTCCCCGGCGGCTGATGTATCGCGACCAATGCACGCTTCTCTACAAGGGGACGCTCTGCAAATACGCGGGTTCGCTCCCGTCCTGCGACTATACTTTCCAAGGTCCCAACGGCTGCACTTTCCATAACAACTCTATAAATTTTGGCGGCTTCCGGGGTATGCAGACGATCTTTACCAATGGATAGTATGGGAGCAATTATTGACTACGTGGATTTGATAGGCGTAAAATTCGCCTACGGCGGTCGTGGTCCGGACTCCTACGATTGCCTGGGCCTGGTCATGGAATGTCACCGCCGCCTTGGCATGGATATTCCTGACTATCGCTCGCCGACGATCCTGGCCGAGATCGCCCTGCTGATCGCCCAGGAGCGCGAGAAGTGGACCCTTATCGCCAGGAAGACGCCTGGGGCCGAGCCAATCTCTTCGACCCATCTCACTCCCGGCAGAACGATAGAACTCAGAATTCAGGGGCTCGCTTGCCACATAGGTTTCATTCATCGGAAGCGCCGTTTCATTCATGCCTCTGAAGGTACGAACAGCGTTGTCGATGAACAACTTTATGACTGGCGAGATCGCATCGTAGGTGTCTATGAATTCGCTGGCTGAATACTACGATGCAGACGTGAGCGAGCCGTTCCTTCGGCTCTCTATCGTCTACAACCCCTTTATGATGAACGAGATCGCGGTCGAAGAACTAATCTTCGATCCTGCGAAGACGCTCGCCGACTACCTCAAGGGACTCCCAGAGGAAGTCGAGTGGATCGTCGGCTACGACGGAAAGGCGATCGAGAAGGAGGAGTGGGCCTCGATCACGCCGGAAGAGTATTCCACAATCTCGCTGGTCCGCGTCCCCGAGGGCGGCCATGGCGCTAAAGGCATCCTTCGAATAGTCGCCATGCTGGCGGTTATCGCGATCGCCGCCTTCGTCGCCCCATACCTGGCCGGTGCGCTCGCCGGAGCGATGGGCGGCGTCAGCGCCGGCGTGATGGCGGGGATGATCGCGGGCATCACTGGCGCAATCACCATGGTCGGGGCGCTGATCATCAACGCCCTTCTGCCGGGCACGTCCAATAAGCCCGAATCTCCTAGCTACGGCGACGACGGACCTAAGAACACCGCCAAAGAGGGCCTGCCGATCCCGAAGGTCTATGGGAAGTTCCGGGTCGGCGGACAGATCACGGACCTCTTCTCGAAGAACCTTGGCACCACCCGCACGATCGACAACGTTCAGGTGCCTGCCAGCCAATATATGTTTTGCCGCGCCGTCCTGAACGACGGCCCAGTTTCGAACATTCAGGACATCGAGATCAACGGCAACCCCATCACAACGTTCAATGACGTGGAGTTCCGGGTCTACCACGGCGACAATCCCGCCACTCCCAACGATTGGTTCGATGAAGCCATTCGTCTGATTAACATCAATCAGAAGATATTCGTCGCGCCGATCATCTACGAGACCGACGGCCCCGTCGATCGCCTGCGCGCCGACATCGTATTCCCCGGTGGCCTCTATTTCGCCAAGTCCGACGGTAGCCGGGTCTCCCAGACCGTCACCTTCGTCCTGAAATACCAGCCGATTGATTCCCTGGGCAACCCGACGGGGCCGCTTCAACCCCTGCCGCTCAGCACCGGAACCCCGCTCACGAACGGAACATCGCCGACCGACGGGGCGACGAACGTCTGGACGACAGACCCCAACGCCACCGGCGCGACCTTTCAGTTTCAGACCGGCGATATGGGGATCAACACTGGGCGGTATAGTTCATACCTGGAATACCGAAAGTTCGGCGACATCAACTGGAGCGATGGCCCTATCTATCAGGGCGGCCAATCCCAGTCCTACACGGGCGCGAACCCGACCGAACTGACGTGGCCGCTGATAAACATAAACATGAGCTTTACGGAGGCGGGACTTTACGAGGTTCGCGCACCCACCGCTGTCATCGGCGATATTCTTTCCGACTCCTACATCCCGTATTCAAACACGGTTGCAATCGCGACCACTCAGCTAACCGTCACTGATACGACGACCGTCGCCAAACGCATCACCTATGAGAGTGGACGGCTCCCCAACAGCCGCTATTCCATCCAGATCAGCCGCACCGTCAACTCGGAAGTTGGAACCAAGAGCTATACCGAGGCGTGGCTTTCCGATGTTGGCGAAATCAACGTCCAGAACGTTAACCTGAATGGCATCGCTCATATCGATGTAAAGATCAGGGTCGATAACCAATTGTCTTCGGTGCCGAGTATAACGGCTCTCGTCACCGGCTCGACGATGACCGTTTATGACGATCAGGGCAATGCAACCCCGAACACATATTCGAACAATCCAGCCGACATCGTCATAGACATTCTGACCAATAACATTCAGGGAGACGCCTACGACGCATCGAAGATAATATACCCGTCGTTTGCCGATTTCCGCGATTTTTGCACGGCGAACAGCTTCTTCTTCAACGGCGTTTTCGATCAGGTCCAGACCGTCTGGGACTGCGTGCAGCAAGTCGCCAAGGTCGGTCGCGGCATGGTTGTGCCAAAGGGCACCAGGTTCGCCGCGATCTACGATGCGCCGGCCAACCCGGTGCAGATGTTCGGCCCCGGCAACATCGTCAAGGACTCCTTCCAAAAAACCTGGGTCAGCCTCAACGATCGCGCCAACGAAATCCAGGTTACATTCGCCGACGCCAATAACCTCTACCAGGTGAAAACCCTCCGAACTACCGACGACCAGGCGCTTGCCCAGGGTGATCGGCTCAAGACTACCAATATCGACGGCTTTGGCATGACCAACCTCGATCAGGTGAGGGCCTTCGCCGACTACAGCGCCAAGCAAAACGCCTACATCACCGATTTCATCACCTTCGATGCGCCGCTTGAGTCGATCAGCATGGACCTGGGCGACGTAGCGCTCATTCAGCACGACTCCATCGATTTCACCGAAGGGGTCTCAGGCCGCCTCGCCGCCGGTTCGACCACGACCGTCATCAAGCTCGATCGACCGGCGACCATGACGGCCGGCAACACCTATTCGCTGCTCGTCATCCACGACACGATTCAGCGATACTCGGGAACGATCGCCAGCATCACGAGCAACAAGCTCAACGTTACAGGCTTGCCGGCGGCCCCACTAAACAACATCACCCGGCTCCAGCAGGGCGGCTACGACATCGACGTCTACCGCGTCACCGCCGGCCCGAATGGAAGCTACTACATCAGCGTCGATGATGCCTCCCATTTGACGACCGGCGCGATCACGCTCTGGGATACCGACGTTATTGAAGAACAGACCGTCGTCTTCTCGGCCGGAACGTCGGAAACCGTCACCGTCGCCGCCCCGTTCTCCTGGGCACCGGCGCAATATGCAAACTTCATGTTCGGCCAGGTTGCTACCGTTCAGCTTCCATACCGCTTGCGAAACATATCCGGGGATGGGGTCCATCGCCGGACGCTGGGCTTCACCAGATACGACGCCAACGCCTACCTTCCCGGCGACTGGTCGACGATCGTCATCGAGAACTCCGGGATCACGTTCAACGTGGCCCAGGTCACGGCGCTATCGGCTGACTACGACCCCAATCCGCTCCCGACCCAGGAAACCATTCCGGTTCTGATCTCTTGGCTTTCACCAGGGGTCGGCAGCTACGGCGGCGCGGATGTGTGGGCCTCGCTCGACGATGGAGTCACGTTCCAGTTTCTCCAGACCGTCCAGAATGTCACTCAGCTTCAATGGCATTTTCAGCGCAACCAGGCGCTCATTTTCCGGGTTGTCGCGTTCGACCTCTTCGGCAATAGGGCTCGGGTCGCCGACGCTCCGACCACTGAAGTCGCGCTGGCTCCGAGCGATGTTCGTATCGACCCCCCGACAAACCTCGCCTTTACCGTTCCCTATTGGCGGGTTGACGCCGCCGCCACCGTAACGTGGTCCACTCCTGCGGACGGCCTGGCTCTCGCCTACGAAGTAAGTTGGCAGGCCCTTAACTCGACTGACTACGCCGCCCTCCAGACCTGGTGCGGCTACGGCATTGGCATCACGACCACGCAGAACACCGCCCCAACATCGCCCAGCGTCGGCGACATCTGGGTGGACGATACGACCTCACCCAGCACGGTTACGAAATGGAGTGGCTCGGCGTGGGTAGGCTTGCCGACGAATGTTCTCGCCGAGTCCTCCTACAGCGCCAACGCCCAGATGACCGTCGACTTCGACGTGATCCCGCGCCTTGTCGCGGCGGATTACGTCGTGCGCGTCCGATCGGTCCGAGGCTACGCCAGATCGCTGTGGAGCTATCTGCCAATGCAGATCGCGGTGCCCACCATGCCGGCGAATATCACCGGCCTGAAGTGCGAGAACGGCACCGCAGACGCCGCCAGTTCGACCTTCGCCAGCCAGGATGTCCACTTCACCTGGACCGACATCATGGCGAGCCTGTCGGGAACGACGGACCAATATGGTGCGCCGTTCTACTTCCAGGACTACCAGGTCAACATCCTCACCCCCGGCGGGACGCTCCTTCGAACCGAGTATGTGACTTCGCCGGCCTACGTCTACACCTTCAACAAGAACACCCAGGACAACGGCGGGACGCCGATCAAGTCCTTCGTCATCACGGTCTACTTCCGGGGCAAACAGGGTCAGCTTTCAGCCTCGCATAGCATGACCTGCACGGCGGTATCGCCGCCTACGCCGGTCAACGTCATCACTACTCTCGCTGGCGGCGGCTTCACGCTCGCTTTGCCGCCATGCCCGCCCCCAGGCTGCGCTGGCATCTTGATCTGGACCTCGCTCACCAGCGGCATCAATCCGATCACCCAGACCCCCTCCTTTGATGGCGGTCCTGGCAACAGCTTCTATGTCGTCGCCACAGCTAATCAGCTAGTTTATTACCGGGCCGCCTACTATGGCTGGTACGACAAGACTCCCGCTGATCTTAACATCATCGCCGAAGAGTCGATCACCGTTGCCGGGCTCCTCGCAAGTCAGATCGGGGGTCTAGGCCCATGGGGTCTGGTCAATGTCACCCCTGGAACGACAGCCCCTGGCTCCCCTGCTGCCGGCGACATCTGGCTAGATTCGTCGGGTGAATCCTACGCCATGCGGCGTTGGGATGGCGGCTTTTGGCAACCCTTCTCGCGAACGGCCACTAGCCAACTTGTGGATGACGCGAACCTCGGAGGCACCGCCGGATGGACGGGCGTCTCCTCGATCCCCGCTGGGGTGACGGGCGCTGCGACGGGCTTCAACGGGTCGGGCATCCTTCAAACAGACATCCCTACGTCGCTCGCCAATGCCTCTAGTCTCCTTCGTTATGCCAGCGGTGGTCTCTTCAATGGTGAGCTTACTGCCGACACAACTATCAATCACGTCTCTGCATCGATCACTGGGCAGCAAGCCTGGGCGACCGCCAAAATAAGCGTGGCGACGACGGCCCCGTCATCGCCAGCGACCGGCGATATCTGGATCAACACGACCACGACGCCCAGTGTCTTCAATCGTTGGAATGGGACCGCGTGGATTTCTTCGACGGTCACGAACACAAACCAGATCATCGATGGCGCGAACCTCGGCGGGACGGCGGCTTGGGCCGGCGTCTCCTCAATTCCTGGCGGCGTCACTGGTGCCGCGACCGGTTTCAACTCGTCTGGCATCCTGCAAACGAATATCCCATCAGCGCTCGCTAATACGTCAAACCTTCTTCGCTATGCCAGTGGAGGACTATTCAGCGGAGAGTTGACCGCAGATACCACGATCAATCACATCTCTGCATCGATCACGGGTCAGCAAGCGTGGGCGACAGCAAAGGTGAGTGTGGCGACGACTGCGCCATCGTCCCCGGCGACCGGCGATATTTGGATCAACACGACCACGACGCCCAGTGTTTTCAATCGCTGGAATGGCAGCGCCTGGAGCGCCTCCACCGTCACCAACACTAACCAGATCACCGATGGCGCGAACCTCGGTGGCACCGCCGCCTGGACTGGGGTGACTTCAAGGCCCGCGAACCTTTCCGCTTTGGGCGGCACCGAACCCATTCAGAACGCCCTCGTGCCGATGGGCGCGAACATGCTCACCGATAGTGAGTTCATCCGGGCTCCATCTGGAACCGGCGCGACGAATAACGTTCTCTTCTGGAATCACGTCGGCAACAACAACACCGGCCTGGCGCTAAGCTGGGGCGTCAACTATAACGACGGCAGCGCCTACTATAACAACAACCAAAGGGTGTTCTTCGCTTTCGCGAACGGAACGCCCGCCGCCGGCTCGTTCTTCCAGGTGCGGCCGACCACCATGCTCGGCGCGGTCATAGCGCCATTCGCCTGCCAGCCCGGCGACAGGTTCTTCTTCTCGATGCAGATCGCCACCTACCGAAGCGGAGTTTCTGCCGGCGTCGACTGGGCGGCCTACGACGGCACCTCCGCTGGCGGCGGCGGGACCTTCGCCACGGCGACTACCGACATGAATACCGGGGCGGTAAATTGGGCCAGCTTCCAGACGATCAGCGGCTTCCTGACCGTTCCCGCCGACGGAAACCTGAGCAAGAACGTCCGGGGCTTCAGTCTGTGGATTAGCTGTGGAGCGGACGCGAGCCAGACCGCCAATCCGTTCTTCTTCATGGCCCAGCCGATGCTCTGCAAGGTGCCGTCGGGCCAGACTGCGGTTACGCCCTATTCGCCAGGCCATGGCGACCCCGCCGCGATGGTCGACCCCTCGTCCAACCAGTTCCTCGGAACCGGCTCAGTTCCGCCAACAGTTCCCGGCGGGGCGTTCAGCTATACCTGCAACACGTCATCTGTAACCATTTCTTGGTCAGCCATGACGTTGTACCGGATCGATGGCACAACCATATCAGTGACTTCCGGGAGCCTGACGATCAGCAGCCTATCTTCAGGCACATCGTACAAGATATACCCCTATTGCGTAGACACTGGTGGGACTTCTAGTACGGTCAGCTTCGCCACGGGGGCCAGCGGCGGAACAGGCTCTCCAGCAGCGGCGTATTCCTACAATCCACCAACAACGTATGGAAGCGCCCCAGCCGCCGCTGTTTCTTATGCCAGAGGGGTCATCAACCTTAACAGCTTTATTGTGTCCACAACCACCAGTGGTACTGGCGGGGGTGGTGGCGGCGGTAGTTCGTGTATGCACCCCTCGACCTTGATGATGGTGGAGGACGGCTTCGTCTGCGCCGACGATCTCCAGGTCGGTGATCTTATCAGTTCGCCCTCCGGCTTTGTGGCGATCAAGGCCATTCAACGCGAAGAGAAATCCCTTTGGATCGCTGTGCAGGTCGATGGTTACTTCAGCCAACGTGTGACGCCAGAACACCTTTTTTATAAGCCCGGCATGAACCCGGTTGCAGCCTGTGATCTGCGGCTGGGCGACCTTCTCATGTCTGCTGGCGATCACGTTGAAGTGACGGGCCTGATCTACGACGACGAGCCCGCCGATCTCGTTGCAATCTCGGTTGACGACCCGCATCTCATTCACGTCGGTATTCCCAACCTCATTAGCCACAACAGTCCGAAGCTATGAAGCGGTATTTCATCGTCCCTGACGCTAGCATGGTCTGGACCTCCCCGATCGGGGTTTGGCACAGCGTGGACCTGGGCAGCCATGGGCCGAAGGGCGCGGGGTATCATGTCGTGTGCCTGGAAGGACAAATGGGCGCTCCACCGGACGGATGGGTTCCGATGCCCAACCTGGCCGATCCCAAGACTCCGCTAAAGAACAAGGTTGATCACCTGCTCCTTGCCGACGTGGGCATCACTGGCGAGGAGACGATGTATGAAGCAGCGGAGAAGCTTGGGGAAAAACACCACATGCTGACCCCGTAGCCCATTGACAGCCTAATTCGGCCTCGATAAATAGTCAGTAATAGGAGACTATCGTTATGGACAATCCAACCCCGACCCCGGTCGAGCCGCTTCGTGGTTCGCCGCCAATCACGCAGAATCTGGTGAACGTCATCGCCGGTGAGATGGCGACGCTTCCCAAGTGGGCCTTGAAGGCGCTTCTGTCGCTGACCGACAGGCCCATCCCCGAGAAGGCCGTCTATGGGATGGAGACCCTCTATTCGGCGAGGGAGTCTCTACATGCGACTGGCCTGGCGGCGCTCGTCGCCTTTGCGGAAGTTGTTAGCTTCTACAAGTGGTTTGCCCAGGGAACCGATGGTCGCGCCTTCCAGATCGAACAGTTTGCCCGCCACGCGCGCGGGGAAGCCGTCCCGGCGGTGGAAGCGCCAGCGAACGAGCCCGAGTGGGATGATCCCGCGAAGCTGCCGCCCCCAGTCGAGCCTGCGCCTGCCGAAGCGGCTCACGCTGAAGCCGTCGAGGCCGCGAAATGAGCACCCGGCAGGAACTCGATGCGAAACTGGAGGATGTGGGCGCGAGAGCCGACGGCCTTCAACGGGTCGTGGACGAACTCAATCGCGAAAAGAACGGCGTTGTGCTGTGCTTCGAAGAGGCGGTGAAACTCTCTGGCGAGAAGGACCGGGAGATCGTCCTGCTCCGCGCTCGCGTCAGGGAATTTGAAAACCATTTCCGCGCCACGCAAGGCAATCCCGGCGAACGAGTAGGCTAGGTGGTCTGGGACGCGCTCCCAGAAGGCACCTTCGACGTCATTGTTGCCGACCCGCCCTGGTCCTACTACGGCCAGCAGGGCAAGTGGGGCGCAGCGGCGAAGTTTTACCCTACCGTAGCTGACGCCGCTGTCGTCTCGCTCCCGATTGAGCAACTGCTCCGCGAGACGGGAATCCTCTTCCTTTGGGCCACGTCGCCCAGGCTCGATGCCGCCATGGAGTGCCTGAAAGCTTGGAAGCTCAGCTTCCGGGGAGTCGCCTTCGTCTGGGTCAAGTCGCGCAAGGACGGCCAGCCGATCGGAGCCCAAGGGGTTCGACCATCGATCGTGAAGCCTACCGCCGAATATGTCCTGGCGGCCAGCCGCGTCTCCAAGGGCCGCCCGATGAAGCTCCACGACGAAAGCATCCCCAACGTGGTCCTCGCGACCAGGCGCGAACACTCGCGCAAGCCCGACGCCATCCAGGACCACATCGAGCGCATGTATCCCCAGAGCGCCAAGCTGGAATTGTTCGCGCGCACCCAACGTCCGGGATGGACCTCTTGGGGCAATCAAACCGACCAATTTTCCAGTCTAGTTAGTCACGAATAACAACTTGTCGCGCCTTCAAATTATTGACCAAGCATCAACGGCAGTAGTAAAATACACGGATGCTTCCGGATGGTCTGCCATCAACTGAGACTGTTCTCGCGGAAGTGCGCGGTCTCGCGGCTGCGATTCAAGTTCGGTTCGACGGTATCCATACCCAGCAAGCCGATATGAAACAGTGGCTCGGTCGCCTATCGGAAGCGATCGACCGCCAAACGGAAGTAACAGCCAAACTGGTCGGCGTTGAGTTGCGACTGGGGCACAATGAAGCCGACATTAGCGACCTTCGGCTGGACGTGGACGAACTAGGGAAGAACATCGGAGCCATCGAAACCGAGAACGTCAAGACGCACTTCGTCAGAAACGGCTTTCTCGCGGTGATCACTTCGACAATCGTCGGGATCGTTATCGCGGTCTTTGGCGGCATCTTCCATAACGGGATATAAAACTCTTGTGGACTTACAAACAAAGCACGGGTGAACTGTCACTGGACGGCAAGGTTGTCGGCTGCGGATATTCCGGGCACGAGAACGGCGTCAATAACCCCGCCCTGGAAGCTGACCCCGGCATTGGCCCCATCCCACGCGGTCACTGGACCATCGGGCCGGCACACTCTTCGCCCCACACTGGGCCGCTGACGATGAACCTCGATCCGGTTGGCTTCGATCCGCACGGCCGAAGCCTCTTCCGTCTACATGGTGACAACAGCGCGGACAACGAGTCCGCCTCGCGCGGTTGCATCATCATGGACCGGGTGATCCGGGAGAAGGTCGCGGAAAGCGCCGACCGAACCCTGGAGGTGGTCTGAAATGGCGATGTTCAACTGGCGTGCGATCAGAATCCACATCCCCAAACCTGTCCGGGACATCCTCACCGGCCCCGACAACGCCACCTATGACGGTCTTCGCGTCGCCTCGATCCTCGGGGTGATCGTCTATCTCGTTTATGCCGGGATCGACCTCATCGTTCGAAAGCACGGCTTCGATTGCGTCTCCTTCGGAACCGGCTTCGCGGCCATCGCCGGCGGAACCGGCGTCGGGGTCGCGATCAAGCAGATGACCGGATCGGAGCCCCCATGCCCACCCCCCTCGACCTGATCCCCGGAGTCGGGTCCTTCTTCGCCACCATCCGAACTGGCTTGATCGTCGGCTCCTCGGCTTTCGTCATCGGCGGCGCGAGCGGAGCTTTCT